CTGCGGCCGGAGCCGACCCCGATGCGGCTGCAGCCGCTGCCGGCGGAGAAGATGCTTCCGCCCAGCTTCGGGCAGAGGGTGCGGCAGCGAATGTTGAGGACGCCGACCACGCAGATGCCTGGATCGGCTGGCTCCAGTCCGAACTGAGCAGCACCAGGCAACAAGCTGTGGCGGCCGGGTGCGCAGCGCAGGCCGGGCCATGAAGAAGCCGGCCTCCCTCCGCGCCGCGATCGAGGCGGCCGTTCCGGATCTGGCGATCGACAAGGACAGGCTGCTCGCGTTTATCGACAACGGCAGCATCGTCAGCACCGGCGCGCCTTCCCGGTCCTTCGAGTGGCGCTACACCATGAACCTGCTGATCACCGACTATGCCGGCGACCCCAATATCCTGTGGAGCGCGCTGCTCGATTGGGTACGGGTGAACCAGAGTGCGTTGCTGGATGCGCACAGCCTGCATGAGCAGATCCGGTTCGAGGTCGACATCCTTGCCGACGACAAGGTCGACCTGGACATCAAGCTGCCGCTGACCGAGAACGTCCTGGCCGGCTTCGATGGCGACGGCCGGCCAACGGTTGAAGCCACGGACGAACCGACTCCCACATGGATGACCTGACCGCACTTGAGGACTGGGTGGCGCCGTTGCTGCGCCGCCTTGAGCCTGCCGGGCGTGCCCGCCTGGCCCGCCGAATCGCCCAGGATCTGCAACGCGCCCAGAGCGAGCGCATCGCCCAGCAGCGCGCTCCCGATGGCAGCCAATATGCCCGCCGCAAGAACCAGAAGCGGCTGAAGGCCGGCCGCGTCCGCCGGCGAAAAATGTTCGCCCGCCTGCGCCAGACCCGTCACCTCAAAGCCCGAGGCACCGCAAGCGAGGCCTCGGTGTTCTTCGTTCGTCGCGCGGCCGCCATCGCCCGCGTCCATCAGGAAGGCCTGGTCGACCTGGTGCGCCGCGACGGCCCGCGCGTGCGTTACGAGCGCCGGGTACTGCTCGGGTTTGGTGCCGATGACCAGCAACGGATCATCGACACCCTGCTCAATCACCTGTCCGGGTTGTAGCGCACCCCCATACAGCGCCAGCTGCTGTCGCGCGCGCGTGGCGCTGGCCACCATGACAGTATGTCTACCTTCTCCGCCGTCGACCTGTCCCGCCTGCCCGCCCCCAGCGCGGTTGAAGTACTGGACTTCGAGGTGATCCTGGGCGAGTGGCTGGCCGCAATGCGCCAGCGCGATCCCACCTTCACCGCCATTGTCGAATCAGACCCGGTGTACAAGCTCGCCGAGATCGGTGCCTATCGCGAGATGCTGCAGCGTCAGCGTGTGAATGAGGGCATCAAGTCGGTGCTGCTGGCGTATGCCGCTGATTCGATGCTGGACCACCTCGGCGCCTTCTTCGGCGTAGAGCGCCGAGTGGTCGCCGAGGCTATCCCTGCCCAAGGCGTCGCAGCGGTGATGGAGCCCGACGAAGAGTTCCGCCGTCGCATCCAGATGGCCCCCGAAGGCTTCTCGACCGCCGGACCCGCCGGCGCGTACATCTTCCATGCTCTCGGCGCCGATCCGCGGGTGCTGGATGCGTCCGCTGACAGCCCGCAGCCGGGCCACGTCTCGGTCTATGTTCTTTCCCGCGAAGGGAACGGCACTGCCCCCGATGATCTGCTGGCCAATGTTGCCAAGGCCGTCAACCACATCGATGTGCGCCCGCTTACCGACTTTGTGACCGTGCTGAGCGCGTCGGTGATCGATTACGAGATCGAGGCCGTGCTGGACATCTATCCCGGGCCGGACCCGGCCGTGGTGCTGAAGGAAGCGCAGGCCCAGGCGGCGGCGTATGCCCAGCAGAATTCCCGCATGGCACGCCTGGTGAGCCGCTCTGCCCTCGACCGCGCACTGCACCAGGAGGGCGTCATCGACGTCACACTTATCAGCCCGGCCGCCAATGTTGCTGTCGGCGTGGGCGAAGCCAGCCGGTGCACCGCGATTCGGATCACCCACCGTACGGTGGCAGATGTCTAGCCTGCTGCCCCCCAACGCCACCAAGCAAGAGGTGGCGTTTGCAGAGGTGATGGCCAGGACGTCCGCCGTGCCGGTTCCGTTCGCCGAAGCACTGGACCCCATGCGCACGACCGAAGAGATGCTGCCATGGCTGGCCTGGTGGTTCAGCGTCGATGCCTGGAGTCCGCAGTGGCCGGTCTACGTTCGCCGGCAGACCGTCCAGCAGTCTCTGAAGATCCATCGCCGCAAAGGCACGGTCGGCGCGCTGCTCGATGCGATCTCCGCCATCGGTGTGCCCGCCGAGATCGAGGAATGGCACCAGCAGTCTCCAAGAGGCGAGCCGTACACCTTCCGTGTGCTGGTCAATTCGGTGGTCACCCCGCTGCTGAAGAACGACCTGCAGCGCGTCCTCGGTGCCGTGGAGAGCAACAAGAACCTGCGCTCGCACATGACCGAGCTGGTTCCAGGCGTTACCAGCTACTCGCAGGCGTCGGTGGCCACCGTGACGGCGCAGGGCATCGAGCGACAAGTGCAAGCGCGCTACGCCGACATTTCGCTGGTGCTGGTCGCCATGGAGGAAGGCGACGTCGAGGTCGCCGCCGCCGCGGATCGCTTGCACACCCATCTCAACGTAACCATGCCTTCGCAGGGATAGCCCATGAGCGTAGCCAACAAGGTCGACCAGTTCGTCCGCGACTCCGATATTGCACACAGCATCATTCATGGTCCGCCCGGCACCGCCGTTGAAACTGAAGGAGGGACGGTTATGTCGCTGTCTACGGCGATCGACAGCATGGAGCGCGTGTCAGCCGACGTGGAAGCACTCAAGCAAGGTCAACAGACCAGCGCAATCTATGCAACGTCTTGGAATGACGTTGGCCCGATCACCCTCCTGGGGGTTCGTCCGTCCTTCGCCGGCCAAGGCGCGTTTGTGCCCGATTCCGACCAGGGTTCGCACCAGGACCCCGTGAGCAGCCTGGTGGTGGCCAACGCCGGGCAGTACACCGCTGTTGACGCTGGCGCCGGTCTGGTCTGGCACTGGATCGTGGCGTCGGGCCTCTCGGCCAAGGCCAATCTGCGCGACCTTGAAGGCCGAGCTGGTCGCGTTGCCAGCGTCAGGGGCGACTACGCATTGGTAGAGGTCGACGCTGACTTCAACGTGGCGTTCGGGATCCGCAATGATGGAACCACCGAGATGGTGGCCTCGGAAGTCGGCGGCTATCGAATTGCCGTCGAAGGCACCGGCCGCGCGAGAGCTTCGGGCGAGCTCGACGTTCAAGGCGTCTACACCGAGTTTGCCTTGGATCTGTCGACACGCTATCCGGACTATCTCGAAGTCGACGTCGATCAAAACTGGAATGTGAACCGCATTAAGTTCCGGGACGGAACCGAGTGGTTCGCACAATCGGCCCGTCACTACACGGCCGGGCATTTCGTCAAAGACATCACCGTGGCTGGCGTGAATGCGCGCATCACGACATCTGCCGGCTACGGTCAAGGGAAGCCCGATACGTTGCTGCTGCTTTGTCATGGCAATGGGGGCAACTACACCTATCAGCCCAGCCTTGCGTTCCGCACCTGGGCCAAGGCCAACAAGGTCAGCTTCGCGTGCATTTCCCAGCAGGAATCGGGGAACCTTGCGTGGGGCAATGACGTTGCCCGGCAGCGGGTTGCCGCGCTCTACGACTACCTGATGGCCAATTTTGATCTTTGCCCCCGGGTCGTGCTGGTGGGCCAGTCGATGGGTGGCCTGGTCATGGGACAAATCGCCAGCTATCGACAGATCCCCATTCGCTTCTGCCTGGGCATCGGCCCGGTTCCCAGCCTGAGCTACCTCTTCGAACACGGTGGGGATAACCGCAAGGTGCCGGTGCGTGCAGCGTATGGCATGGCGTCAGATGGGTCTGATGATCTGAAGGCGGCCGAGTTCTTCCAAGGCTACGACTGGTCTGCGATGGGTGTGCGCATCGACGGGCAGCTAGCCAAGCCAGGATTCCCCCGAACCCATATCTATGTCGGCTCCAGCGACCAGACCTACATCACCGATTTCGGCGGCGTCGTGAACTACCCGATCCTCAGAGATTCGATCCGTCGAGCGGGCGGCTTCTGCGCCCTCACCACGATCAACGGGGCAGGCCATGCAGATGACGTGCTTTGGGACCGCGTCCTTGCCGACGGCGTGTTCGCCCGTGAACTCGGCAGTGCCAACTAACCCAAGGACCATAGGAAACCGCATGTCCACCATCATTCGGCAGTTTGCCGCTCCCGCTTCGTTTCCTCGCTCGCTCATGCTCGACATTGAGCCGGAAATTTCGTTGCCCGCCAGCGTACTTGGCGCGTACAGGCTGCGCCGGTCTCTGGAATTCAGCGCAAAGAGCCGCGCAGGGACTTGGCCAAGCTTGGCCGAGGTCGACACCGCGCCGGCGGTTGAGTTCGGCAGCAACTACGCGCACCACGCTGTGGGAGGCCGCAGCCTTGGCGTTCAGGGTCAGCCGCTGCCTGCAGGGTCACTGACCTTTGCAGTGGTCAACTACGTCAAGAGGTTCGACGCTGCCGGTGACATCCAGTTCCTTGCTGGCTCGGGAACTTCCAGCGCAAACGCCACCGGAATCATCCGCAGCAATGGCAGCCTCAACCTCGGACTTCAGGTGAACGGCAGCGTGGCGCCGGGATCTATCCCGCCGCCGGCGACGGAGCGATGGGAGCTGGTCTTTGGCCGGATCGACGTCAGCAACCCGGCCAGCCTCAAAGGAGCCATCTACCTGCCGCGTGCAGGCCTGCTTTCGGAAACCGCTATCGTCCCGCCCGCCCCAACTGCGGCGGCCACGCGAGTGCTGGGTTCGGCCTTCGCGTCTGCGGCAGTTCGCAACGCCTGGGTGGCAGTGTTCGGCGCGGCGCTCAGCAAGGCGGAGATGGATTCTATCTACGCATCGGCGAAGAACTCGCTGCAAGTCACCGGCATCAACATCTGAGAGCACGCCATGGCAACGTTTAGAACTCTCCATACTCGCTATGGGCTGCAGCGACTCAACGCGGCCCGATTGGGCGGGCCAGAGCTTCGATTGGGCGAGGTTGCCTTCGGCGACGGCGCCGGGAATCCCATCGATCCGGATGACTTCGACGAAGCATCGCCCGGCCTGGTGCGTGAGCGGTTCCGAACCGGGATCAACGCGGTATACCAGGATCCCGACAACCCCCTGCTCTACTACGTGGAAGCGCGCATCCCACCGACGTCCGGGGGCTTTGTGATCCGCGAGATGGCGGTTTTCGACGTCGACGGTGGCATGGTTGCCTACGCGAACACCCCGGACAGTTACCAGCCGCTGCCCGATGAAGGCAGCATCGGTGATGGTCTGTATCGCATGGCATTTGCCGTGGCCAATGCCGGCAACGTCCAGATCATGCTCGACCCAAACACGGTAATGGCATCTCGCCAGTGGGTGATCAACTACAGCAGCGCGGCTGTCATCCTTCCGGGCGGGACTACCGGCCAGACGCCGCGCAAGGCGAGCAACGCCGACGGGGACATCGTATGGGGCGACCCCGGCGAGGTGAACATCCTGGTCAACACGCTGGAGGAACGGCAGTCGCTGGTGGCCGGCCAGCGCACCGTACAGCTGGCCATTACCACCACCCTCGGGCTGGCCGTCTATATCAACGGCGAGCGGATCGCACGCGGCTCGGCGGCCGATGAGTGGCTGCCTGATACCGACGACAACACCAAGCTGCGGCTGGGCCAGGAGTACCCGGGCGCGCGCCTGATCGCGGCGCAGAACGAACCGGCGGGAAACATCGGCCACCCGCTGGAACGAACCGCCAACCTGGGCGACGCTCCAGACAAGGCTGAAGCCCGTACGAACCTCGGCGTGGCCAGCCGAGATGAAACCCGGCAGATGGCTCCTGCCGGCATGGTGGGCACGTTCGCCGGCATCAACGCGCCTACCGGCTGGCTCAAGGCCAACGGTGCGCAGGTCGCCAAGGATGCCTACCCCGCG